GTGTACAACAATATAGTAAATGACAATTAGTAGATGTGTTACTATTAAGTAATTTTCAAATTTGTTTGTAAAGCCTTATTACGCTCTAGGCATTTCCAGAAGGTACTCTTCTGAAGTAATAATGCTAAAATTAATTAACTATACTAATCGCAAATAAATATAATTGACACAATTAATACAACTTACTGTGAATTCTCCTGATATGCAGGAGTCCCATATAGATCTTCAACATCTATTGGTTTATTTTTATTATTATCAATTGTATTTGACCTAAATTTAGGTATTAGGTTATAGGGTAGTGTTATGTTATTATCATTATGTATACATTTACCATCTATTATTCTATCTCCATTCAATTGATATGTGCAACGTACTTCTTCAAATTCATGGCCTTTTGAATAATTACTCATTGCATCAACTAAATCTGTCTTGTATTCTTGGTATATGTCTTGTACCATGTCAAGGTCATTAATAAAATCATCTATCTGTGTGCAATGTATATGGTATCTGTCATATGCATATCGTTCAAACGAATCATTGCATTCAAGATTACGTATATCTGACCTATTGACATGTTTAGCATCGCGTTCTTTGAGTATACCGTTATATTGAATATCATACTCTTGAGTGCCTTTTGTTAATAGACGTTCCCACATACTCAATATTGCTTCATAAAATCTAATGCCTTTTCCCCAAAATTGTAGATCTTTATAGTCTGCATATAATAAATGATAGTTTAATATCCTTTCACTATGATAATTACTGGATGTATTGCTTCTAGTATATGGTGTCAATTGAAGAAATCTATCTAATTTTCGTACCATTCTAATATGACCATCATCTGATCTAAGAAAGTGTGCTGATATAAACTCTGATTGCTCAAATGTATCATAAACTTCAAAGCATTTTGCTAATTGACCTAATCCGTGACGTATTATTTTGGTTCTATCTGCCGGTGGTACTGCGTATACTAACTTATATGATAATTCTACAAACTGTTCTACTTTATCTACCCTTAATATCATTATCATATCATCTCCTATGGTACAATGACTATAATCACGACCTCTTACCAAATCCATTTCCCATAAAATAAATTCTATATATGCGGCTGATCTACCTGAATTACCATCGGATGTCTTCATCATACCTGAACCAGTTGTACCATCCTGAACGAATACTCCGTACTCACTATAAGATATCATAATATGTGATGATAAGCACATTATAAGCATATCTTTAGAGATCCACTGTATCAAATCTGGTCTTGCTTCCACAATTGCCTTATACAATGCTTCATCAATTCCTTGCATCAATTCTAGATGTTGAGTTGAGTCAAATGCTGATCCATCTACACATATAATTTTAAACAAATACTGTATATCTTCCTCCCAATCTTCAAACATAGTTGATAACTCTTGAAACGATTTACCGCATCCATATGACTGATCAACTGACTTCCTCAAATGACTAACAAAGTCTATGAAAGGTCCTAATATTGCTTTACGCATATCGCCTTCTTCTGTAACATTTCTTGCTTTCATTTTAATATCCTTATCCAATTGTGAAATGAATATCTTTTCATCTAATTTAGTATGATTTTTATAATACATATGAAAATTATCAGGTACATTCTCGCCAAAAAATTGTTTATATGCTTTAAGGTATTGAAGTCTTTTACCTACATCTTTAGTATTCAACCAAGTGAGAAAATTAAGACTTCCCTGATACTCAAGTGCTGCTTTAACCATTACTGGTATCTTATAAATTTTATACCATTCAACGAATTCTTTCATTATTTTATCATCTGATCTTATATTACATGCTAATTGTCTATATACTGATTCAATATAGGTCCTCTTACATTTATGTATTGAGTAAGGCATATTTGAATTGATATAACCAGTAAATCTCGGTGATTTTTGTTTTAAAATATTATTAATTTCGTTACAATCACATGTTATACTCAAATCCCATGGATAAAATCCAACAACTGGTACCTCATATTGTGCTTTGCAAACCTCTACTGTTCGTAACTGATTTTTTGTCCAGAGTATTGATCTATTATACAGGTAACCCCAAATGCTTAGGTGTGACATCATTTCTGCAACATTATTGAAAGTACAGCCTGATGCTATAAGAGTAGGATTAATCATAAAAGATGTAGCAACAGGGGCATTAACTATTGCATTTAAAAAGAACCAAAATCCTATAAGCCATATATATGGGGTAATATAATGTATACGACTTAAAAACATCCACCATACTATGAC